GAATTAAGGTATAAATAGAAGTATGGCAACAATAGATTCAAATATCAGGGCTCGTACAAAACCGTACTCCGATTTCGACTTTCCGTTTAAGAAACATCCAGTAACAAAAGATGTTCCTATTAAACGTGATGTTGAAGCCGTAAAGCAGTCCGTACGTAATATCTTACTTACAAGACGTGGAGAGAAGTTTTTTGATCCTGATTTTGGCGGTTCACTAACAGAGTTTCTATTTGAAAACTTTGATCCTATCGTAGAAGCTGAAATGAATCAGAGAATTGTTAACACACTTAGAAACTATGAACCAAGAGTAAAAGTTTTAAATATAGAAATCGAAGATTTATCTGAACGCAATGCATTACACTTAAGACTAGAAGTACAAATATTGTCACCAGAAAATTTAACTACAGACATAGAATTCATCATTGAGAGGCTCAGATAAATGACTGATACTAATCGACTTAAAGTTTCGGAAATGGACTTTGATACAATCAAAGCCGATCTAAAAACATTTATGACAGAACAAGATACCTTTCAAGATTATAACTTTGAAGGTTCTGCTCTTAGTTCGCTTCTTGATGTTATGGCATATGTCACACACTATAATGCAATTAATGCCAATTTTGCTATCAACGAAACATTTTTAGATTCTGCTAGATTGCGACCTTCTGTTGTATCGCATGCTAAGATGCTTGGATACACACCACGATCATCATATCCTGCTGTAGCATATATTGATGTAAAGGTAAATAATCCAACAGGCGTATTGTCAGATGATAGCACTTATCTTCCCTTGACTATGAATAAAGGTACAGTATTTACTTCTACTATTGACGGTGTATCATATAAGTTTGTTAACGATCAGACACTAACTACAACTATAGATGCAAATGGAGAATATATCTTCAGTAATGTAAGAATTCTTCAGGGTTCATATAAAAATACTGAATATGTATTTGATAGAGATTCAGCTGAAGCTTATTTAATACCTTTTAGTAATGCTGTTACATCTGAGCTTACTGTAAAGGTCCAAGCTTCGGACACGAATACTGCACAAGAAACATATGAATCTGTTGTCAATGTTACAGAAGTTACATCTACTTCAAAGGTATATTTTCTTGAGGAAAGTAGAACCGGTGTTTATGAAGTAAAATTTGGTGATGGTGTTCTTGGTCAAAGATTAGATAATGGTAATATCGTTCAGCTTGAAACTTTGGTAACTGATAATGATGCAGCTAATGGTGCTTCAGTATTTGCTTTATCTGGAACTATTCAGGGTAATACTGATGTAACACTTACTGTCAATCAAAAAGCACAAGGTGGATCTACAAAAGAAGATGTTGAGTCAATTAAATTTAATGCTCCATTATCATTTGTTTCTCAGAATCGTGCTGTTACTCCAGATGATTATAAAACAATTATTCAGAATAACTATGCTAACATCGATGCTATTACTGTCTGGGGTGGAGAAGACAATGATCCTCCAGATTATGGTAAAGTTTATATCTCTATTAAACCAAAAGATGCAGAAGTTGTAACAGAAGCTGATAAGACATTAATTATTTCTCAGTATTTAAAACCAAAGAATGTTGTTTCTATTACTCCAGAAATCGTTGATCCTAAGTATACTTACATTTATATGGATGTATTCTTTAAATATAATCCTAACGTTACCGCATTATCTGCTGATGCTCTTGAAGAACAAGCACGAGAAGTTATTCGTACATACAATAACGATCAGCTAAAACGATTTGACGGCGTGTTTAGATATTCAAACGTGATTAGTAAAATTGATGCATCGAGCGTTGCAATACTTAACTCTATTGTAAGGGTTAAAATGAAAAAGCGCATTATACCAATAACATCAGCCGAAACTAAATACGATGTTATATTCTCATCTCCAATATATAATACTCAATCAAATGAGCAAATTATAAAATCAACAGAGTTTGTACATAACGGAAATACTGGCTGTACGCTTCGTGATCGTGTTAATGACGAAGGTGAGCGTAGACTTCAAATTGTAAAGGGCAGTGGACTAACAGAAACTGTTATTGAAAATAATGCTGGTACAATTGATGTTACTTCTGGTAAGCTATCGTTTACAGCGAGTATTAGTTCATTTACAGGAAACTATATAGAAATTACTGCAGATCCGGATTCAAATGATCTTGCACCTAAACGTAATGAATTGCTAACTATTCTTGTTGACGATTGTGTAATTACAGGTGAAGTAGATACAATGATTACTGGTGGTACATCAGCTGGTGTTAACTATTCAACAACTTCAAGGCATGAATAATGGACGAACATTACGTCAATAATGACTCACATAAAGTCAGTATATCATCGCTGATTCCAGATTTAGTTCCGGAACATATTAATCAGACGTATCCTGATTTTATTGAGTTTTTAGAATTATTTAATGACTATCTAGTTTCAGAAAATCGTGCATCACATTATGTAAACCGCATAGCAGATCAGCGGGATATCGATCTTGTTGAAGAACAGTTTTTAACAAACCTACAACAAGAGATTGGTATCTCTATACCTCGTTCTTTTGCCGCCGATCCTAGACTATTTTATACTAAGCTTGTTGATTTCTATCAGTCTCGTGGTACTCCAGATTCTATCGTATCATTTTTTAACCTGTTGTTTAATGACGAAGTAGAAATATATTTTCCAAAAGAAGATATGTTTATTCCGTCAGATAACCCATGGACAGATTTTGCAGATGATGTAAAAGCAAACCCTGGTAGCTATCAACCAACAAATACATTTACTGTCTCTGGAACAACATCAGAAGTATTTGGCCAAGATGATAATAACTTTTGGCTATTATATAACACGCCTATTGTGTTTGTAAATGGCGTACTTAATAATACGTGGAAGTCTAGTACATACTTTAGAACATACAGTGGTGACGATCCAGAAGATGAGGATAGTGTCACACAAACATTAGCATATAAGCTTACATTTACTCCTGCATTATCAGACGGAGATGTAGTTAAAGTATACCGTTCAGGTTCAGGATCAACTTCAAGGTCATTTGTATCTGATGATAAGAGAATTCAAGATTCGTTTAAGTATCAAAAGTTCTCATATATTCTTAAAACTGGTGCAAACATTGACCAGTGGAAAAACGCATTTAACCGGTTGGTACACCCAGCTGGATTTATTTTCTTTGGTGAGATTCTTCTCTTCATTGAGATACTTGAAAAAAGTCAAGCGGGCACTACCATGCCTTTCGATCAGCCTGGCTTACAACTTGGTGCTGGACTTCCAGTTCCAATTATTATACCTCCAGTAGAGATCAATGCTCAGGCAATTGCAACTCGTACTGGTCATGGTGTTGTCAGTTCAGATCTTGGTTATACTGCTGATTTAGCAACAGTATACTTTACTGAACAAATTATAAATGATAATACACGACAACAAAACAAAATAGGGCCGAAGCAATACTTAGAAGATTTAAAGTTCTTGTTACCTAATCCAAATTCGAACTTTGCGAATTACACCATTTCTGAGGCTATAAATAAAACAATAGATATAAACGCGACTGCGGAAATTACTATATCAGACATTTAATAGGAGTCAAAATCAATGGCCGCCATTGTAACCCAAAACTTTAGGCTAAGAGCTGCTAAGCAGTTTGTAGCTGACATTGAAGCGGCAGCGAACAATTATTATTTGTTTGTTGGCCGTTCATCAGCGTGGACGGATGACAGTACACCCGATGCGCCTTTCGACAACACATATTCTCATACTACTAATGTATGGCAAAATATGACATCGCTTAAGAAATTAGCTACTACCGATTTGCAGTTTGCTGCTCCTCGTTATCAGTGGATTTCTGGTACGACGTATGCAGAATATGATGACCGTGATGCTACACTAGAATCTAAGAAATTCTATGTAATTACAGATAACAATCATATCATGCTTTGCATTAAAGCTGGTCCTGGTGCATCAACTACTAACCCAGATAATACAGGTGTTACTGTTGCTGGAGTTATTGATAATACTGCATCTGATGGTTATATTTGGAAATACTTGTACACGCTATCAACAACAGCTGCAAATAAATTCTTAACATCAGCATTTATTCCTACCGAGGATATTGCTTCTGATCCTGGTGCTGCTTCAGCTCAGGCCCTTCAAGATCAATGGGCTGTAAAACAAGCTGCAATTGATGGTGCAATTTATAATATTAAAATTACTGCAGGCGGTACGGGCTACGCTGCTTCTGATAACTTTACTGTTACTATTAATGGAGACGGTACAGGTGCAACTGTATCTGATGCAAATGTTATTGTAGCAGGTGGAGTTATTACAAATGTTCTTATAAGTAATCCAGGTTCTGGATATACTAAAGCAAAGGTAACAATTGCTTCTGACGGTTCTGGTTCTGGTGCAACAGCCCGAGCAATCTTAGGTCCTAGAAATGGATTTGGATATGATCCTCGCCAAGATCTTCGTGCGCATTATATCACTATTAACCAATCATTAACAGGTGATGAGAACGATACATTTATTACTGGAAATGAATTCCGTCAGTTAGGTTTGGTTCGTAATCCATTTAACTATGGAACAACTACAGTGGCATCTGCCGGTTCATTGCGAGCAACATATAGCTTGACACTATCAGGTCCTCCTGCAGCTGGTGAATTTACAAATGACTCAGTAATTGTTGGTAGCTCTACTGGAGCAAAAGGTATCATTGATGACTATGATGCAACAAATGGCATTTTATATTATCATCAAGATGAAACTTCAGGGTTTACTGCATTTACTACAAGCGATAACGTTAAAATCGATGGTACTAGTAATACTGCACGAAATGTAACTGCTGTAGGTAACCCCGGTGTAGAACACGATTCAGGAGAAGTTGTCTTCCTCGAAAATCGTACTGCGGTTAATAGAGCTGATGACCAAATCGAAACAGTAAAACTAGTACTTGAATTCTAAGGAAAAATAATAATGGCAATTAAGTTTAACGTAGATCCATACTACGATGATTTCCAACAGGCAGGAGCTGATACTCTTACGCCTCAGGAAAAATATCATAAAGTACTCTTTCGTCCAGGGATTGCTGTACAGGCCCGGGAGCTAACACAGCTCCAGTCAATACTGCAAAATCAGGTTACACAGTTTGGTAACCATATGTTCAAAGAGGGTTCACTTGTAATTCCTGGTGGTAACGCATATAATAACTATGCGGACTATGTTAAACTATCTGCAGTATCTACCGCAGTTACTGATAGTATAGTCGGAAAGCATTTTAAAAATGCTGATGGATTACGTGCTAAAGTTATTGCTGCAGTCGCTGCGACTGGATCAGATCCTGATACGCTTTATGTTGTTTATCAAAATTCAAATGGGGCAACTAATACTGATAAAACATTTTCTGCTTCAGACTCTCTTACAGAGCAAGTATGGAATAATACGACATCTTCATATGATGATGGCACAATAACTGCAACAGTCGGAACAACTACTCCTACTGGTTATGGCGCATTAGTTCAAGTTGAAGAAGGTATTTACTTTATCAGAGGTCACTTTGTTGTCGTTAAAGGCTCAACATTACTCCTTTCTAAGTATACTAATAACGTATCATTTGATGTAGGTTTAGAAATTACTGAAGCAGTAACAACTTCAGCAGAAGATTCTACACTAAACGATAATGCAACAGGAACACCTAACTATGCTGCTCCTGGTGCACATCGATATTCAATCAAAACAGAATTAAAAACTCAAGCTAACTTTGCTTCTACTATTGATAACTTCTTACTACTACTTCGTGTTGTTAACGGTAAAATTCAAAAGCAAGTACGTGAATCTGATTATAATGTAATCGAGGATACACTAGCTCGTCGTACATTTGATGAATCAGGTGATTATACAGTACGACCTTTTAAAGTTTCAATGAAAGAAGATACTGATGTAAATACTCCAGGAGATGCAACCAAATTAGTTGCTGCCATTGAGCCATCAAAAGCTTATGTTCGTGGTTACGAAATTGAAACGCTATCTACCACAAATCTTTCAGTAAATAAATCTCGTGAAGCGGCATTGTTTGAAGGTGCTTCTGTATCTTCTGTTATTGGTAATTTTGTAAGACTAACTGCTTCTACAGTAACCGGTCTTCCTGATACTACAACATTCGGACAAGTTAATCTTAAGTCTGCAGCTTCAGGCGGCGGGTCTACTATTGGTTTTGCCCGCGTACGCAGTATCGAAAAAGATGGAACTGATTTTAAAGTATACCTTTTCGATATTGAGATGAATGCTTCACAATCATTTACTGCTGTCAAATCTATTCAATCTTCTGGATTCAGTGGTAATGTTACTCTTGTAAATTCTAAAGCAGTTCTTAATGAGCCATCTAGAAATACCATGGTATTTACCTTACCGTTCAACCGTGTTAAAACATGCGATGATGGTACTGGTGATTTTAACTATGTGTATTTTTCAAATAAAAAGTTTGGTGCAGATACAGTATCTGCTGGGGAAGCTACATTTACTACGTCAGGATCTACTGAATTATTCGAACCATTCGATACAGACAACTGGATTCTTGCTGTTACTTCTGGATCATCTAATGGTACGATTGTTACCTTAGGTTCAGGAGATATCTCTATCTCAGGTAATAGCCAGTCAGTTGATATTTCAGGTTTAACATCATATAACGGTGAGTCAGTAGAATTAATTGCTGGCGTAAAGAAAACCCTTGATCATGATTCTAAATCATTAACAAGTAACGGTTCTCAAAATATTCATCAGGTAGCATTTACTAACCAAGCAACAATTGAAGCAGGTGATTTACAACTGGGTAAGGCTGATGGATATCGTCTACTAGCTGTTTATATGTCAGCTGATTTTAGTACCGATGCTGCTGATACAAATACAGATGTAAAAGAATATTATGACTTTGACAATGGTCAAAAGGATAACTTCTACGGTATCTCAAAGATTACTATTAAACCTGAAACAAACTTTGTTCCTACTGGACGTCTCCTTATTAAGTATGAATTCTTTACTCACGATGGTACGGGCGACTTCTTCTCAGTTGATTCATATTCTGGTTTGACAGATGATGATGGCAATACAGTAACATATGAGGATATTCCATCTTATACGGTTAAATCAACAGGTGAAGTTGTAGAACTTCGTTCTGCTATTGACTTCCGACCAAGAGTATCAGATGCTGGTAATAACTTTAGTGGTACAGGAGCTGTTACTAAACTTGTGCCAGAGCCTGCAACTACATTTACAACAGATGTACAATATTATCTGAATCGTAGGGATAAAGTATTCTTAGATAAGAACGGTGAATTTGGAGTTATCGAAGGTGTATCAGGTCTAAATCCTGAATTGCCAGATGATCCGAAAGATGCAATGGTTCTTTATCATCTATTAGTACCAGCTTATACTCTTACTCCTGATGAAGTACAAATTACTATTCTTGATAATAAGCGCTATACAATGCGTGATATTGGTAAGATTGAACGTCGAGTTAATACTCTAGAATATTATACATCTCTTTCATTCCTTGAAAAAGAAGCATCAGGCCGTCAAATTGTTGACTCAACTGGTGCATTGCAGCGCTTTAAGAACGGATTTGTTGTAGACTCATTTAAGTCTTATAATGTTGCCGATGTAAAATCGCCTGATTATAGAGCAGCCATTGATCCTGATGACGGCATTCTACGTCCGCAGTTTGTTCAAGAAGCAACACGTTTACGTTATGATGCAAGTAGTTCTTCTGGCATACAAAAAACTGGAGACTTAGTTACATTACCATATAGTAATGCCGATTTAGTTAATCAGCCACAGGCCTCGTCTCTTATTAATGTTAACCCATATGATGTATTTACATGGCAGGGTTCTGTAGATCTTTCACCATCATCTGATGAGTGGAGAGATACTCGCCGACGCCCCAGTGTTACAATTGATAACGCCGGTGTTTCGGAAGCTATGCTCCAACAAATTAATGAAACAACTTCATTTGGTACTGTATGGAATAACTGGCAAACACAATGGACTGGAACTCAGACTCAAACAGGAAACTGGATACAGACACGAGAACAGAGTCTCGGAGGTGGCGGTGGTTTGCGTCAATTTAGAACAATTACTTCTACTACAACAGAAAATCAAACACGTGTAGGAACAACTACAGCATTGGCATGGTCAACTCAAGTTGAATCACAGGGTGATAGAGTAGTATCTATCGATATTGCTCCATTCATTCGGTCTCGACAAATTTCATTTAGTGCAACTCGAATGAAACCAAATACTCAAGTGTATGCTTTCTTTGATGGTGTTAATGTCGCTGACTTTGTTAAAGAAGAAGCTTACACGCTTTGGTCAGATAATAATACAAGTGTGGTTACTGGATTAAATAATATTACATCGCATCCTGGTACTGCTGGAGCTCTAATCACTGATGGTACCGGTAAAGTAACAGGATCGTTCTTTATTCCTAACCATGCAGCTAGACGCTTTAATACCGGGTCTAGAGTATTTAGACTTACAGATTCTGCGACTAACGCAAATAATAATACGACAGAAGCACAAGCAACATACACTGCAAGAGGCTTAATCGATAATGTTGAAGAAGTATTCTTATCAACTAGAATACCACGCGTTGAACAATCAAATGTAACTGGTAATAGAATCATTACAAATACACGTACGCGTACGCAAGAAGGTTGG